CAATAACACAAGAGGGACCTAGACCAGGCACCTTTCCTCTTGGACAACAAGCCATCTGTATACAAAGGAACGATGATGAGACTTACGGATAATATTTATGGTCATCCAATCAACTATCCCAATAGTGAAAACATTAGACCACCTGTACAAAAAGTGAGAAAGCGGGTCGTAGAGCCCGCTACTCGCACAGAAGTATCTGCCGACATGATGGCAAAATGGAACGATAGACTAGATCGTGACAAAGAAGCCCGAGAGCAGAAAGCTATCGCTGAATATAGAGAAGACGGTAGCATTAGTCCAAGCACTGCTAGTGCTGGTAGTAACATTGACTTCGAGGTGTAATGAAGAAATTCGCAAAGTACGGCAGTATCATAGCGATACTGTTCTTCACAATTAAAGGCTTGATATGGTTATTGATCCTTTACTTTGGAGTACAAGCCGTCGAACTGCTATAGCATCACTTGCTTTATAGAACTCGTACTGAACACTGTCGTTTTGATTCCCGCCTAGTATCTTATAGTATGGGACTCCATCAAACATTACAGTCTTCTCGTAAAAGCCTACGTGACCTTGCCAGTCTTTACGTGGAAAAATAACAATATCACCACGTTTTATGAATAGTGAATCTACCTCTTCACCCCAGTACAAGAACGATCTGGCCATTAGTGGATAGTCTGATACAGATTCAGACCCAGGTATGTTATGCTCTGCTAACACTGCATTGACGAAAGCGGCACACCATTCATTGTATACTGGATCTACTCCCAGATACTCACGTAGATAGTCTCTATCGTTGACTTCGTGTAGACCAATAAGTTCCTCAGCCAAGTCTATTGATCTTGGCATTCTAGCTTCGACAGTTGCGTAAGAGCAACCAGCAAGAGTGAAGAATACAATAAATTTTTTTACCATAACATTATCTTTCTACTTGACAACCCATACGCATTGCAGTATATTTATAGCTAAATAAGAGTATAATTATTTGTAACTCTTACAAGGAATAACAGATGCCAATCACAACAACATCTAAAGACACACTAAGCGACGGTACAACTCCAGTATCTTTCAGTCAAATGAGAGATTACTATGGAATCACTGGTCCTGTGTCTTTGAGTGGATCTCTGAATAAGAACACAGTTACTGTACCAGATAGTCTTCCCGCAGAAGAGGAAGAGATATCTGTCTCTGATTTCAGAACTAAGAATAGAATCTTAGTGAAGATGGGTATCACAGATACTATTACAGAAGGGAATAATACAGCCTGGGCACCCAGACAGCCAGATGCAGTTCAACTTCACGTTTACACTATTGGTGGTGGAGGCTCTGGTGGTTGCGGTTCTGGTTATGGTCGTGAAGAAAAAGGCGGTACTGGCGGTGGTGGAGGTGGGGTTGCATTCAAAAGATTTACGTCTGAAGAACTATCACAAGCACTTATTACAGTAGGCGATGGCGGACAGACTGTTTCGATAAGTGGCGTACGCCAACAGAGAACGGGATTTGATGGCGAAGCAACCGTAATTAGAACATTTGATTCTTCGGGCGAAGCAACACATATGATGTACGGTGGCGGTGGTCAGCGTGGCAGAGGTGGCAGACAAGGAATTGATTCTCTCAACGGTAGTACAACGGCAACCAATAGTATGTGGGGGTTTGCACACGGAGCTGTTGCTATAGGAGGAGTAGGCGGAGAACAGAATTATACAAGTGGTGGTAGTCCGACTGTATATGCATATGCCGGTAACGCTTTTACTATGGACGGAGTGACATATCCTGCAGATGGATCTAACAGAGATCGTTCGGCAGTTAGTTCTGGAGGTTCAGTCAACTTAGGTCTTGGTATTGTAGGTGGAGTAAATCCAAATGCAGGCACTTCGAATGAATATTTAGATTTTCAAGGGGTCGAGGCAGAACATGGACTTGCTTCAATAGCTCCGGCGCCTAGGGTTCCGGCTGAATGGGAAAATCATGTGATCGCTCCAAATGCTTCTAATATCAATGAGTTATGTACATTCAAAGGCGGTACTGCTATAGGCGAAACTAGCGGAGGGAGTGGACCTGCAGGTGGTTCAGGTTCCCCAATCGGCGCAGGTGGTGGCGGTAGTTCGGCGCAGGAAGGATCTGCTTCATCTGGAGCTGGATATAACGGCGGTATCATCGTTACATATTATGGATTACCTAATGCTACAGTCGTTGATTATGATTTACCAGAATTGCCTAGTACTGCACCTGCTAGAGTCCAGTTACCCTTTCCGTCATATGAGGTTTCAGCATTCTCTGGTACTCTTAGTGGAACCTGTACATCATCAATGACTATCGCTAGTGGTGGCTCAGTGGAATTTGCAGTCAGTTCATCTGCCCAAGGTGGAGGCTCTAAGCCAGATGATTTTACGTGGCTAATTAGCGGAAATGCTATTGATTATGAAGTTAGGTTCTTACACGTTGAGTCTATTCAAGGCGGTGAGATGGAAGAAGATGCAGGCACAGGCTGGCTGAACTTATCAACTACTAGAACTTGGCGGGTCTTTGATGATGGCAATAGTGGAGAACCAAGTTTTACCAGTGGCACATTCTCTATTAGAGATGCCTCAACACAAACAGTACTTGCTAGTACTGAAGTTACACTGAGGGCAATACAGAGCCCATAAACACAACAAGGAGATATTGTATGGAAGACTTACAAGAAACCAATTCACCCCTAATCATTAGAGCAAGTAGAGGTGAAAGACTCCGAAAATCAATAGCCGCCCGACTGAGACGGCGCAACGTAAAGCTAACTAAAACTGTAAAATCTTTCAAACGAGAGAAAGAAGCTAAAGAACGAGTACGTGCAAAGCGCAGACTTCTAAGGCAAAAAAGATTTCGAAATAGTCAAAAAAGTGCTTGACAACCTAACTACATTATAGTATAGTTACTACATTGACATGCGCCTGTAACTCAGCGGATAGAGTGTCGGTCTACGAAACCGAAAGTCAGATGTTCAAATCATCTCAGGCGCACCAACAGTGGTAAAGGAGAAGAAATGGAAGACATGATTAGAGAAGCGGCATTACAACATGCTAAGGGTGAGTTAGAGAAAGCAAGGGTAAATGTGCATATCTATCTTTCTAATCCAGTTGGTATTGGTGAACACAGTGATGTGATTGAAGCCATTCAAGTTGAACTTGACAAAATGGCAACTGCTAGTGATCGCATTGAAATGCTAAATAAGCACTTTCCGGTATAATATTTTATGAGAAAGAAGCCTGACGATTTTTGGTATGGAGAACACTTTGCATGGTATGTAAAATGGGCAGCCACAGTTGCTATTTTAGTATCAGTTACTTTTCGTCAAGCTGGTGTAGACTGGCGGTTACTTGATCTAGGTTTTGGTGCTGTCGGCACCGCACTATGGTTATGGGTATCGATCATATGGAAAGATCGATCTCTTATAGTATTGAATAGTGTTATGTTGATTATGTTAGCCTCAGCATTATTACGAGAAGTGTAATGAGCGAGTGTGGTGGAATTGGTAGACACGCTAGATTTAGGTTCTAGTGTCGCAAGACGTGGAGGTTCAAGTCCTCTCACTCGTACCAAATACTCTGAGCGTAGTCTGTCACGTGTCAGAGGGATTAGGGTAAGACAGACTAGACTTATATTGGGCGTCGGTATAAGTCGAATTGAATCTTTACTGAACATCAGGTAAGAGATAGGGCGCCCCGAATTATGAAAGGATAATTTATGTTTACTGCACTAGTACTAATATGTCTGAACGGAGATATTGATGATAAGTGTCTCGTATCAAAGCATCCAGTTATTTTTGAGACAAAAGAGTCTTGTATTGAAATGATAGCTATGGGTATAAGGGGTAAAGTATTTCATGGTAAAGATCCAACAACTAATCAAGAATGGTCACCCATTGAGTGGAAGTGTGTAGACTGGATTGAAGATAAAATAGAAGTGTAGGAAAAGGGGCTTTCGCCCCTTTTCTTATTTCTTAGTCCAAGCTTGTGCGCCAAAGAATGCGGCGACAATACCGGCAACAGCGATAAAGTATACCCCTGCCATATCTCCTAGAATGTCACCAGCTTTCTCTAGACCAATTACGCTAGAGCCTACTACTAACACTGGATAAGCCAGCATACCATATAGTGAGAACCATGCCATCTTACGTTGGGCATCTCTCATTGCATCCTGATCTTCAAGTTCTTTTCTCTTGAACTCAAGATACATTGCTTCTTCTGCTTTAGACACTTTCCCGTCTCCGTTTGTATCTGCGGGATGATGTCCACTTGTTTTCAATTCTTCTTCCATCTTATTTTTCCTTTTTGATGATAGTCCAGGCGCCATATCCAATAGCACACCAAGCGGCGATATTTGCCAGCGGACTTGCAAGTAGAATGATACCACCCACAACAACCAAAGCAACTCCGTCAAGCGTTGTACGCTCAAGTAATCTACCTTTTAGCCAGTTCATTTTCCAACTCCTTTATTCTAGTTTCTAAATCATCGAAGCCCGCAAATTCACAGAGGTCTTTTGATGGATGTGCCATCTCCTCTAATTCTTCAATACGGTCTTCTAAGTCATCAATTTTTTTGGTGACATACGGGTACTTTTTTCTCCATGCATCCGTTGGTTGATCAAACCATGTCCACCCATAACGATCTCTCACAAAATCTAATACACTATCAAACTTGGCATAGCACCATAGTCCTGCTCTAGTGTCTTTGAAGTATGCGAGAAAAGCGGCACCAAATACAGATCCTAAGATCGCTGTATAGATCCAAAGGGTGTCGCCTAATAGCCTATCAATCAGTTCCATCGTTACACTCCGTATACTTTACGTAGTGGTTCATACCATGGTCATATGCTCCATCAAATGGAACGCCTTTCTGCCATGCACGAATTCTACCACGCCACTGATCCTTCACTCTCTGCCACCACGACATGTTTCTAATGTTGCCGTAGTAGTTGATGTATCTAGATGGACAGTGATGTATATATCCCATAACAGCAAATGGTACAGAAGGTACAACATCGTTGTTATTTACGTGTCTGAAGTGTGGAGTCTGAAAACTTTTAGTAAACTTTCTAGTTCCTACTCTGGGTGAGCCGTAAGTGTACAATGCATCTACTATGCTATCTAATCTACTAGTAGCGATAGTTGCCATTGCACCACCAAGAGAGTGTCCGCAAATGAATACTTTCTTGCCTTCTGCGTTTGACAGAAGTTCGTTGATGCTATCCCAGATTTTATCTACTTCAGTTTGAAATCCATTATGTACCCAACCAGAGCCGTTGTTGGCTCTATCTGGCATTGCGTTTAGGTCTGCCTTGATATCAGAAAACTCTGACGGTTCAGTTCCTCTAAATGCTATGATGAACTCTTCTTTGTTCCACATGACGTGACACTGAGCGCCATCGTTCTCTATGAATTTGTAGTTCTTATAGCCTAGGGGAGTGTATAGTTTCTTTGCTTCCTTGCCGTCAAGATAAGCATATTGTGCCATCAAAGCCATTCGATGACAGTGTGATTCGTAGTTCATATATTACTCCATAATTGGAATCTATTAGATATTTATGAAATAAGTGTCTTGACAAACAAGGTTTTATTGTGTAGAATAGCATAATAAAGGAGAACGGTATGACCACTTGTTGCCCTAATACTAAGGTAGCACGTACAGAAGGCATAACATATGCCGGTGACTTTTGTTTCAGATATGTCTTGACATTCTGTACAAAATGTGGTATGATATATCCAGTAACCTCAAATTTTAGAGATGGCAAAATTATGAACGAGACAAGTCTAAGAGAATTGTTTCTTGAGTACATTGAGAAGCAACGCAAATTCGAATTGAAAAAGTTTCACTTTGGTTCTGATGATCCAGAAGTAGTAGACGCACAGCAAGAAGCCAATTCGTATCGGCGTACTATTCTAGACCGTCTAGAGGAGATTGAGACATGAGTATGCATATGATTCAAGGCGTCAGAGCGCCAGTCAAGAAACGCAAGGCTGTAAAGATCAATATGGCTAAAGCAGAGATTGACTGGCGCAGATATAACAAAGACATGAGGCGCAAACACATGCACTCTTGTCAGTTCGAAACCCTTGATGATTACGTTGCATATATATCTGGTAAGCTAAAACCAAAGAAGAAGGAATTTGTGCCATATGAACCGACGACAACAGTTTATGAACAGAATTATCCATCAGTCACGAAGACGGGCACAGTTCATGGAATTCCATCAGGAGGAACAAAAAAAGAGTCACCCGTCTACACAGGAGACTACATCGTCGGTATCGCCACAATGCATAAGTCCAATCTCGTTCCGGTCACAAGAGATCAAGACCCAGTAGAGTATGCCACTATGAGGAGAAACTAAGTGTCATTTAGTTTGAAAATTAGTTACGAACAAGCAGATGAAATTGCTATCGCATCTATGATAGAACACCTTCAATATCTGAAAGAAGACCTAGAACTTATTGAGTCTAAAGTCAGTCAACCGAGAGACTTACAGGATTATCTTGAGATATATGATACAGCTAAGTCTATGCAAAACGTGCTTGCGTATTATGGTAAGCACATCACTTTAGAGGAACCAAAAATTGAAACGTAAACCAGAGTATGTTGTTGTAACCTGCGTAGAGCAGTTTCGTAATCGATACGTTATTCCTGTGGAAGAGTTACAAAAAATGAATCCAGATGTGCCTGTAGATCCTTCTTGGGCATTAGATTCAGTAACCTGTCAAGAAGTGAAAGAGTTCAGTCAACGTCATGTTGGCGAACAAATAATTGATGCTCAAGTTTTACGTGAGCCCGAGGTGTTACAGTTCTTTGATGCTGATAACGACTATTTACAATCGTGGGACGAGGAGTTCAAACTAGCATGGATAAATCACTGGAAAGCGAAACCTTCCGAAGAGGAAGAGGCGAAGTTCGAAGAGATACGCCAGAAACATACGAGCGCCAAGAGCGATACCACGAATACGTCCTCAGAAGACTGAGGGAGGAGAGAGTAGAAAATGAACGATTATTTGATGAGGGTGTTCACCGCACTGTCGATCTTGTTCAACGTGATACTAGGGGGAAGTAGTAACCAAACGTTTTCTGCCAGAAACTATGAGCGAAAGCGAAGCGGTCAGTTACATTTAGTAGAGTTCATCGACATGATCTTCTACACTGATCCTGAACATTGTTTGGGGTCTTGGGTAAACTGGCAAGTTCGAAAGACTGCCATAGAAACATTTCAAAGAGAAAAGCGGGAGAAAGAAAATGGGAACAGAACCCTTGAAGAGCGATCAAGGCATTATATCTAAGCTGAGAACTATGGCTCATTGGACCACTAAAGAGCCTTGGACATCAATGGCAGATCGTTTTGAAGAATTAGTTGAAATTGAAAAGAAGCATAGGAAAAAAAGCGATGGTGAAAATTTGGGGATCTAACAATTGTTTGCAATGCATAGAAAGCAAAAATCTATGTGAGCAATATAAGTTAGACTATGAGTTCATCGATATCGAGTCTAGTATGGATGCTAAGATGGACTTCTTTATGAAGTTTCCTGGTATCAATGTTATGCCTCAAATCGAATGGAATGGCAGACACATAAAATCTTATAATGATTTTTGTTCTGAGATTGAAAACACAATAAATGGATATGGAGAAGAAAGAATATGACACGTGAAGATATAATCGCAAAATTGAAAGAAGGCTTTGTTAGCATTGAGTTTGACAAAGTAGACGGCACTCGCAGAGTAATGCTTGCCACTTTACAAGAGGAATCACTGCCACCAGTGCGTCCCGAAAGTGACAATGCAGATGCAGTCAAAACTCGTCCAACACCTACGACATCACTTGCTGTCTTTGATATGGATGCGGCTGACTGGAGATCGTTTCGTTGGGACAGACTACGTTATGTTGACGGAGTAGACTTGCCCAATGGCGTTCAATAAAACTACTGGAGTAAACGAAAATGGCAAGGGCGGCACAGAACTTATGGCTGCCCGCATTTTCAAAGATGTAAATCAATCACTCCTAGACCAGTTTCAGATCATACACTCACGTTTTGCAGACGTAGAGTTAGATCCCACTAAAAAGAAAATACTTGTTGTACACGATCTGCCACAAGACAGTATGTACGACAAGCTAGCCAATGGTGGGTGGGAACAGTTTGATAAGATTGTATTCGTAAGCTACTGGCAACAACAGATGTTCAATGCCTATCGTGGAGTACCATACTCTGCCGGTACAGTCATTCGTAATGCTATAGAACCCATCGAGGCGCATGAGAAGCCTACAGATAAGATACGTCTAATCTACTTCTCTACGCCACATCGTGGTCTAGACATTCTCTATGCGGCATATAGAGAGTTATCAAAAGAGTTTGAGAATGAGATAGAACTAAACGTCTACTCATCTTTTGGACTCTATGGCTGGGAAGCTAATGATAAACCCTATGCCAATCTGTTCAAGCAGTTACGTGATCACAGACACATCAACTACCACAAGTCAGTATCTAATGATAAGATACGTGAAGCATTGAAGCGAAATCATATACTGGCTTATCCTTCTACATGGCAAGAGACATCTTGTCTCACACTAATCGAAGCGATGAGCGCAGGACTGTATTGTTTACACTCATCACTTGGGGCATTACCAGAGACTTCGTTTGGTATGACTGCTATGTATGACTACAACGAAGATCCACAGCAACATGCTAATCAATTCTACAGCGAACTTAGAACTTCCATCTTGCTATATAAAAATAAGAACCAGAGAAAAGCTATCACAAAACGGTTAGCCAATGATAAGGTCATATGTGACTTTCATCACAATTGGTCGACCAGAAAGCTAGAATGGAACAATTTATTGAAAAGATTATTGAATTAGGGGTTGACAATGGTTTTGAACCATGCTATAGTGACTTGTAATTCAAAATAGGAGGAGCATATGGCTTCACAAAAACAAAAAATCCGTGAGCAGATCGCTAAAGATCGTGGACCTTTACCAAAGCCCAAGCGAAAGCGTAAGCCCATGAGTGAAGAACAGAAAGCGGCTGCCGTTGAAAGACTGGCTGCGGCACGTGCTAAACGTGCGGCTAAATCAGGCCCACCTAAGAATATCCATCCAGATGTTCTTGCGTTGCCTGATGATGATACGTTATCTGTAAAGAATGTCCGTGGCTGGATAAAAACGCAAAAAGACTTGTTGTCGGCTGCCCGTCAAGAAGTACGTGCTAACGTGAAGGGTGCTGTAGCAAAAGCATTGCGACACGAAGGGTACATCCGTAATCTTGAACGTTACATTCGTGACGGTGTTTACTTAGACATGTTCTACGGTGAGCATCAACAGAACCGAATCAAGAAAGTGTGTCATGTTATGGCATACCATCCTGACGGTACACCCAAGCGTTCATACGGAGTGTGGTATCCTGACCTTGGTGCGACTTACATCGGCCCAGGAAAGATAGAGCGTGACGGCGTGATCGAAGAAGTTGATTATGTCTGATAATGTCATCGACTTTCGTGCCCGTAGAGAACAGCGTCTAGCAGAAGCTATAGAAGTAAGAAAGCGTAAGATCGAAGAACTGGTCGAGCGTGAAGACTTTATAGCAGACTTCGCTATGGGTGCGACAATCGATATAGTCGAAGCCTCATATGAATGTGGCTTTGACGTTACCCAAGACCCTATTGCCATTCGTGATATTATGATGTTGATGGAATCAGTGTCATCATTACTGAATAGGACAAAGGGAGAACGAACTGCATTTCACGATGTCACAGATGGTGTATTTACCTGGGATGAACGTAAGTGCGAAGAAGTGATGCAAGATTTCCTGCAAGATACGGAAATTTTTACTTGACAAAGGACATATTCTATGTTACTATATAAAATCATAGATATGGAGAAATTATTATGATCTTAGTAGACCTAAACCAGGTTATGATCAGCAACATGATGGCGCAGATCGGTAACCATAAAAACGCAATGATTGATGAGAATATGCTACGGCACATGATCCTCAATACACTTAGAGCCAACCGCAAGAAATTTCATGCTGAGTTTGGCGAACTAGTCATCTGTGCTGATGACAAAAACTATTGGCGAAGAAAATCTTATCCTTACTATAAGGCTAATCGTAAGAAACATCGTCAAGAATCGGAGTTAGATTGGAATGCAATCTTCACGTCTCTCAATAAGATTAGAGACGAACTCAAAGTATACTTCCCGTACAGAGTACTACAAATTGAAACTGCTGAAGCAGATGATATCATTGGTACTATCGTACACAAAGAGGGTGTCGATCTAAACATTCCTGGTGCAGAACCTATTCTTGTACTATCGGGTGATAAAGATTACATCCAACTTCATAAGTACGCTAACGTAAAGCAATATGATCCGACACGTAAGCGTTGGGTAACACACTCATCACCAGAGAAATATCTCTATGAGCATATCATCAAGGGTGATGCAGGTGATGGCGTACCAAATATCTTGTCACCAGACAATTGCTTCGTAATCGGTGAGCGACAGCGACCAATTACACAAAAGCGACTAGAAGAATGGCAAGACATAAATAACATGAAAGATGAAGTGAAGCGTAACTACCTGCGTAACAAGTCCCTCATCGATCTTGGACAAATACCTGATTACATCAGAAATCAAGTCCTTGATGAGTGGACAAGTGAGAATGAGAAAGACCGTTCGCAGTTGTTGAATTATTTCATTCACAACAAACTAAAAAACCTTATGGAAGTAATCTCGGAGTTCTAATTATGAGTACAATATCCTTGGCTGAAATTGTAAATACAGCCTGTGAAATGAAAACAAAGGAAGAGAAAGTTGCGTGGTTGCAAAAGCACAATTCTAAACCTCTTCGTAATATTATGAAAATTATGTATGATAAAAGCTTGAAGCTGAACATACCTAATTCAGAGCCACCATACGTGGCTTCTGAAATGCCTGAGTCTCATGGTCTGTTGTATCGTGAATCTCGTAAGCTACAGTACTTCGTAGAAGGCTTTGGTGGTGACCACATCAAGCCTGTTCGTAGAGAACAACTGTTTATTCAGATGCTTGAGTCAGTGGATAAACAAGACTCTAAATTGCTGTTGAAAATGATAAAACAGAAACCACTAAAAGGTCTGACTGCTAAAGTATTGCAGGAAGCATTAGGTGATTTCATTCCCGTAAAGAGTTCATGAGAAGAGAAGATATAAATGTCCAAGCGCAAGAAATTCCGGAATTGGTACGAGGACGAGGATGTTGAGGATCGCAGAGACGAAGAGAAGTTTCGAAAGAAAGACTCTAAGCGATATGATGCAAAGAAGTCTGCCATTCAACGGGCCAGAAAGCAAAAGGCAAAACAAAAAAATTCACTTTTATCGTAAAATACCTCTTGACAATTTGGATCAGTAGTGTTATACTAACTGTGAAATAAAGAAAGAGGTATAATATGAAAATAAGTGAGAAGTTGATATTGACAGATTGTGATGGTGTTATTCTTGATTGGGAATACGCTTTCACTCAATGGATGATTAGGCACGGTTACAAGTGCAATGGTTGTGAAGACAGCTATGATATCCACACTAGGTTCAATATCAACAAAGCCGAGTCTAAGAGGCTTGTAAGAATGTTCAATGAGAGTGCGGCTATTAGAAAGCTACCACCTCTCAGAGATGCTATGAAGTATATAAAGAAACTTCACGAAGAGCATGGTATTATCTTTCACGCTATTACTAGCTTGAGTAAAGATCAGTATGCATGTCATCTCAGAACTAAAAACTTGATCGAACTATTCGGTCCAACTGCATTTGAGAAGTATGTCTATCTAGACACTGGTGCAGATAAAGATGAAGAGTTGGCTAAGTACAAAGATACTGGCTGCCTCTGGGTTGAAGATAAGCCTGAGAACGCCGTATGTGGCGCCAACTTTGGTCTTCAGTCTGTTTTGATTGAACACGATCATAACAAAGATTTTTATCACGAAGATGTGCAAAAAGTATCTTCATGGAAGGAAATCTATGAAATGATGATATAAATACCAGAGTGATGGTAAGTATTGAAGCAGTCCATCTAGGGCTGCTTTTTTTATAGGAGAATGGAAAGTGCCAATATACAGTTTTGAAGACACCGAAAACGGTGAACAATTTGATATGATGATGAAGATAGCCGATAAAGAAGCTTGGCTAAAAAAGAATCCCCACATAAAACAAATTATAACTAAAGCACCCGCCTTTAGCTATGATTCTGTGGGACTAGGTGCCCGTAAGACCGACGATAACTTCAACTCGCTACTAAAGCATATCAAGAAGGGAAATTCCAAGGGTACTACGGAGTCAACAATAAAAACCCGATAATAACAATAAGGACATTAGATGCCTGCAACCAATCAACGTATCAGCAAAAAGCAACGTAGAGTACTTAGACAACAGGGAATTTTAGACGAAACAAATCAACTAACATCAAACTTTCACATTAGTCCGAACATTAGGCCAATGACTGAGAATCAGCGAATAGCATTCGAGTCATGGCAAGATGGATATAATCTAATGATGCACGGAATAGCAGGCACAGGTAAAACCTTTCTAGGTCTGTACTTCGCACTCAAAGATATTAGTAAACAAT